GCCGTAATACTCACGATACTTGCCAGAGTTCATTGCTATGCTTCTACTGGCTTCACCTTGAACATCAGCGGCAGCTTTGCCGACAGCCATAGACAGTTTGCCTAGATTCTTTTGGTAGGAATCCAAGCGTACTTTCTTTAGGCTGAAGCCCATCTTTATCACGGAGCCAAGACCTCGATTTCAAGAGGGCCAAACCGCCGTACATCCGAACCAACCGTGAACGATACAGTTATCCGGATGTTAGCAGCCGTGCCGTACGCCGCCGGGTTGAGGATGCTCAAGATACCTTGTGCGCTGTACTGCTTAGTCAGCGTAACGGAACCAGATGAAAACGTATAGGCAGACCCTGTAGCGATGTTGGTGAAGGTGATACCAAGCGTACCCGTAGTAATGTCTACAGGGCTTCCTAGTTCATCAACCAACCGCACTACGTAGGAGTGCCAGTCTCCGACCCATGCGGAGACTTGCACGACCTGCTGAGGGTCTTCAGTCAAATCAAAGATTACTGCCATCAAATATCCCTCACATAGATTCGTAGAGGCCCAAAGACCTGCGTATCAGATGCACCTGTTGTGCGTGTAATCGTTGCCGTGTAGGTTCCAGGGCTGTTCGTTACCGTCGTGTCAATCGTAAACTGCGCCCGTCCATCAGCTGCATAAGTTGCCGTACAGGAGTAAGTATCAACCAGCGTTGCACCAGAGTTGTAGACCTTAGCCGTTACCGTTGCAGAGGTGATGTCAATACCGTTACCGTTGCCATCGACACACTGGATATCTACTCCGTGCTGTGCGCCCTTCTGGATGTCAAGCGGGTCACTTGCCCCTAACCCATCTGCCTTGACCTCATAAGGCCCCATACGTACCAGAGCGGCAGAGTTCCCCGGTGTAACCAGTTCAGCGTTGACATACTCACCGAATGTGCCTGCCGTAGTGTGTCCTACCCGTGCTTCATCCCAGACTGCATCAGCGATAGCACCAGTATTGACGTTTGTGTTGACGTACTCACCAAAGGTTCCAGCAGTAGCGTATGAAGCCCTTACAGCGTTCCAAACGGCACCAGCCGTCTGTGCTTCCGTCAATCCACCAGAGGACAGTTTGACTGTCATTACCGCGCCGTTAGTACCGCTTGCACCACGCACCACGATCGTGACATCATCAGCACCAGCAGCCAGTGCAGCGTCGGGCAAGTCGAGTCTGTACACGCCCGGCATATTGGTAGCGTCAACCTCGGCAAAGCCGCCAGAAGTCCACGCCTGCGCGATTGTACGGGCTACCAGCGGGATAGATACAGATGCTGTGCGTGTGCGGTTGTAGCGGGCTGAGAGACCAGCGGTGGAGGCTGTGAGACCTGTAGCACCTAGGTAGAGCTCGATGGATTGTGAGATACTGCCGGGAGCGATTGTGATGGTGGAGGCGTTGCGCTCGGTTGGATTATACGCGCCAACTGCTGACAGGCTTCTATAGGTTGCCGCTCCTGCATCTGGAGTCGCACCTGCCCACGTCACACCGTAAAGATCGGATACTGGCGCACCAGTTGCAGTACCAAATGCAGTGTTAGGACTTCCAAGGATACTAGATAATGGTTGTAGATTAGCAATACCAACAAGAAGTGAGTAGAAATTTTCAACGCCTGGGATACCTACAACACTACTGGTGGCCGATGTTGCTGCTCCCGTAAAAGTGACACCACACCCAACATATCGACAGAAAGATTGCGTACCAGTGCTCGAAGAAACAAAAACAGCACCTGTTGCACAAGAATAAAACAAAGAATTTCTTAATGTTAAAATACGGCTACCAAGTTGAGTGACACCAGTTTGTAATCCAGTAAAACAGCAGTTTGTAATTGACGCAGTTGTATTATCTATGTATATCCCAACTTGTTGTGTTTGAAATATACAGTTAGTAATTGACGTAGTGTCTGCAATAGCATTTTGGCCAAAAAGTACTATATGGTAACTATTTGATAAATTGTTATTACCAATAAACACACAGTTTTTGATTGTAAGATTTAACGCAGAACTTGTGGGCGGACTAGTGTCAAAAAGATGGGCTTGACCACTATTACATCCTTGAAATACACATTTATCAAATGTGTTATTTTGACTGGTTGTCAGAGAAATACCAGAATTTGCAAGATTAGTTCCACACGATAAGAGAAACTCTATATTTGAAAAGTAAAGATTGTTTTTTGATGTTGCAGTAATTGTGCTACCTGTATATATTGCCGCATTTGCAATATTTGTAAATGCACCAATCTGTACACGACCAACAGCTATACCTATGAACTGTGAAGCTGTAGGATCTCCTGTAATGTACGTTGTAGCACTATATGTGCCACCAATTGTCACCTGTTCACCGTATAAACCTGGAGCGATGTACAAAGTGTCGCCAGACCCTAAACCAGTGGCTCCTAATGCTTTTTGGATTGTGCGCCACGCTTGATTTGAAGCTGCTCCTGTGCCTGTATTGCCATCGTTCCCATCGGGTCTCACATAGTAAGTAGCCATTATTCAGCTGTCCCCGCTACGATTTCTTGTGCCATAATCACCGCAAACTGGTTGCTGTAGTTTTGCTGAAACTGTGAATCCTGCGTAACCCACCAACCAAATACACTCGTACCATTTTCGCCAAATGTACCGAGTAGGTTGCCGTTGTTGTCATAGATGTCACCAAAGACAATCCAGTCACCCGGACTCAACGGGTTAGGCTCTAATCGATAGTTTTGTATGTTCATTTGCCCACCTTCAGACTGTTCGCCTGCACACCCTTGAACGGCATCGTCAAGAAGCCCAGCGCAGCACTCATCGCAGCAGTGACACCAGCCGCTACAGCCTTGCTTCCGTAAAGTGCCATCACTGCGCCAAGCTCGGCAATGTCCTTGGCTTCAGCCGTACGAACGCCATCACCAAAGACCGTGCTAAAGGACGCGACAAAGGCGATCAAGACAACCACGACCAGCCTGCTAATACTTATTCCGTTCATCGTTTCGCCTCCAGTTTGGTGATGCTTGTACGCATCTCACCTGTTACAGTTTCGAGCCTACCAATACGCACCCCGTGATCTTCAATCTTTGCGGTGTCAACGGCTCCCCGTTTGTCCATGCGATGCAGGAACTTGATGATGTAGGCAAGCAGGCTGATGATGCCGGTCACTGCCGCTAAACCTATGGTTGTCCATTCTGATGCGCCCATTATGCCACCCGCTCCACTAGTCCACAGTGCTGTACCAAAAGTTCCGTTTGTCCAAAGTCTGTACCGATGACATCCCAGTAGCGGGAATCATCACCGACAAGGTAGACCCGGTCTTGAGGCATCACATCAGCTGCAACGGCCACTATAAGCGTCCATTGCGCTGATGATGCTATTGCCCCACCAACAATCGATTCTGTGTCTGACTGGTTAGTAACCCGTGCAGGGTATTCGGCAACCTTGCGCCATGTCTCAGTAGCACCGCCGCGACCGTCTTCGGTCAAGGTGAAGCGGTGTACCTCTACACGGTCTTGGCACAAGTTACGCACCATTCCTGCCTGTATGGTCTGACGCAGGATAGGGCTCATGCGAAAGCCACCGGGCGGTATTTCTCAGCCATGGTCAAACAATGCTGCATCAGTTGGGAAAGCTTGACATCGCTGTTGCCTTCCTTGGCATCGATGTCTGCCGCTACTCGTGATGCCTTGATAAGCCATGCCTGACGGGTTGCCGTGCGTACATCGTAACGCTCAACGTTGATCGGGCCTTGGTCAACCCACATCAGTACAGGGTCTGACGTGCCATCAAGTACTGACCAGCCTTTGTATTGTGCGCCGGGATACTCAGGAAACTCAGGCTCAGTGGTTGCGGTTGTGCCTGCTGTACGGCACTCGTAGACCCTGCCGTTAGGCGTTGTAGGCACTACACGGTCACCGACAGCATAGGCGGTGCTTGCCGTCCATGTAGTGAACCGTGAGAAAGAATCAAGGATAGAGCCGATGTCTGTAGTAGACATCTGCGGGTAGGACTGGGCAGACACAAAAAGGCTTACTTGTGCGATTGCCTCGGCTCTGGTCATCATGCCCTAAGTATCCCACACGACTATTTTTAAAAAACAAAAGACCCCCAGCACGTCTGCCGGAGGTCTTGATTGCGAACCGCTAGGATTACGTAGCGGAGGAAGCACCAACGATAAGCGAACCAGGTACACGGGCGGAAGCCGTAGCACTGACGTTCCCGATGTCGAAAGCAGAGAAGGCGTAACGCTCGGTTGCCTTGAATGCAAGAGCGTCTTCCTTGAAGTACTGCTGATCCGATACCTCGATGGTAACGGAGCGGCGATCACCGAATGCAGTACCAACCGAAAGGTCACCAAGCAGGATGTATGGCGTGGATGCTGCCAAGGTCTTCTGCATATTCTGCACAAAGACAACATCATAGCCAAAGAGCTTAGGCTGTGCGCCAAAAGCCTGCTGAAGGTCAAGGATAGCGTTTCCGCTGAGTGCGTTGAGCAGAGGAGCGATGGCGTTGTACCAAATCTCCTTGTGCATATACCACTTGGCATTAGCTGCGTAGGTTGGCAACCGTCCGACCATTGCACTGAGGTTCGTCAGTGTTGGAGCATACGTGATTGTCTGACCAGTAGTGAACTGAACCAAGCTTGCGATGTTAGCCTTGGTGGCGTTCGCGTTGTAAACAGCCCAGAGACAACCATCAATGGATGTGGTGGCATCTGTTGCATTGTTGAAAACAACGCGGTCTTCTTCCTTAGCAAGGACATACGCCATATCACGGGCAAGGGATGCACCAAAGTCGATGATGCTGTCTTCTGCCAGTTCCTTGGATACCTGAGTAAGGACAGCCGCCTTCTTAGCTGTAAGGCTGACCTGTGCAAAGGTCATATCAGACAGCGTGATTGCCGTGTTCTCACCCGGATAGTAAACCGTGGTGGAGGCAGTAGCGTTAGGTACACGGAGGGTGTCGCTCGACATCGGGTAGATGCGGCAGTTCTGCCGTGCAATACCAAACTGCTCACGCAGGTAGATGAGGTCAGAGCTAAGTGGATCTGGAACAGTATAGCCACCAGCGGAATCCGTGCCTTCGTTAGCCTTGATGTGGTTCTTGACCCAGTCAGCGGCCTTGCGGTTGCCCATGATGGAACGTGCCCACTGGCCCCATGCATAAGCCTTGTAGTTACGCTCATCAGCGGTTGCGCCTGGGAGCAGGTCGGTCATGCGCTTTGATACGCCACCGGATTTCCATGGCTTGTCTTCAACAGCAGGGGATACCACAGGAGCGGTTACTCCGAGGCTCTTGATTGTCTCGATGCGCTCTTCGATGT